AGGATGATCTACATCAAATCCTCTACTCCAGCGACCATGTGCAACTGCAACTAGGTCACCTTCTTTGATATCATTTGTAACTTCATTGTCTGAACCTACGCTATGTATCTCAAAGAATCTTGTTTTAATTCCGCTTTGGTCACCATCATCATCTAGTGTAATGATACCACCTTTTGTTTTTCCTTCTCCAGGAGGGTTGACAAAAAACCCTAATACACTGTGCTTAACTGCTCTAATGTTTTTCATACTATACTCCTTCTATGATTTGTTCGAGTGTTTGTAAAACTTGTTCGCTTGTATCTCGCATTGGATACTCTGTGAGTATCGCTTGTTTGATTGTGTTTCTAGTAAAGTCTAATGCAAAACGTTCTCCTGTTTCTGGATTCATTCCTGTGTTTACTAAAAATACATTACTTCCATGTTGTTCAACTTTGTCCATCAACATATCACTATATGTTTGTACACTTCTGGGCATAAACGGTGATCCATAACAAGGACTAAGTGTACGTTTAATTTCTGTTACGCCATCTTCTGTTCCTGGCATAGTACTGGTATATCCCGTTTCAAAAAAGCGTCTCACTGCATCACCACTTATTCTACTGATAGCTGGAAACACACCTTCTGCGTCCATTGTTAAAAAGAATATGTTGTCTGCATGACTAAAGTTACTACGTTTGTGATAGGCATTTTCTACGCAACTAATTGGATAACTCAATCTAGCATTTGCCGCATCAGGATTTTCAATAACCAATGTTTCTCTTCGTCTCGCTTCTTCAACTGCATTAAAAATAGTAGGATGTGTCTCAGGTGTTAAGCCTTCGCTTTTGGCATAGCAACCTGTTTCGACCATTCTAATACCCATGTTGCTCCATACTACTTCGTCATCACTAATAAGTTTGTATTCGGGATCGCTCGACAATGTTGTTTTGCCTGTGCCACTTAATCCAAACATTAGGTTGGTTGTTTTACGATATGTAAATGCTCCGCAATGCATTGGCAGTCTATCAAACTTGGGTAATTCAAAACTTACAATACCAAATACACCCTTTTTAATTTCACCTAAAAATGTTGTACCTGCAATTAGTAATATCTTCTTATCCAAATGCACATATATTTTAGGTTCCATTTCAATTTCAGTGTTGTGCCAAATAGTCCAATCACCTTCTTGGTCTTCAGCTGTAACCTTAAACATGTTCCAAACAAATTGTTTGTGACGTGCATCATTTGTGTGTAGTGTAAAATTAGTTCCTACTGTTTCAAAGTTCATAGGATCTAAGTAATTCTTTTGACTTTGCAATAGTGCATAAAAATTAGCAAAGTCTTCACCTTTGCCTATCTTGTTAAACTTAGGTCGTGTCAAATCCAAGTCTTTTGTTTGTTCACCGAAAAAGTATTTTTTATCCGGTGAACGACCAGTGGGGCTGGTCGTTATGCTTATGTTGGTCATTATTCCTCATCAATATTAATTTCGAGCGTTTCAATGCTTCCGTCGTCATATTCGATTTCAACGTATTTGGTTCCATCGTCTCTTGTGCGAGTAATTTTACTTATTGCTTCTGGTTCTTCACTAAACTGTTCTTCTAAATTTACCACTTCAGGATCTTTAAAAGATTCAGTTGGTTCCGGAGTACTATCTGGTTTTACTGCGGTTTGTTTAATTTCTTGTTGAATAGGCTTGGGATCACTAATTGGCTGTTGTACTGGAGGTGTAACTGTGTTCTGATGTGCAACTGCAATATCTTCTGCCTTCATCTTAACAGATCCATCTTCGTTTAATCTGTCACCTCTTGCATTCATAGGAACATTGCCTACAGCTCTAGTAGTTTCATGTTGTGCCGCCAGTGCCGCCATATCAATCATGCCGCCTCTTGCTGTTTTGGTATTTCTCATCTTAGAAACTCCTTGTAGTCTAAATTATATTTAATGCTGTCTACTTTGTGTACACCTATCAAATATAATATGTAGCTGGATACGCTTGATCCTCTTCCTACACCCCACATGATATTATTACTTTTTAATTCATTTACCATGTATACTAGGAATTTTAACATTGGAAACATATCTCGGCTTTCAAATTCTTGGAGTTCTGCAACTACACGTTGATACTGTTCTTCATTTTTTGTTTTACTTAGCAAGTGATCAATTATATTCAACTGTTTATATTCGTCGGGCATACACCAGTTTTCAGCGTTTTTGTAACTGTACTTATCATTTGAGTCTGCGGGTGTTTCATAATCTATAACATCATTAAACTTAAACAAACTGCAAAAATGATTATAAGTATCAATTTTTTCTGTATCTTTAGTAACAATTCTACTAACTGCTTTGCCTTGTAGTAATCCTTCTACTAGGTCATTTTCATTAACAACCACTTCACTTAATGCTGTCATTTTCATCCTATATTTAATACATCATCGTCGGGATCTTTCCCTTCGTCGATTCTTTTGTCACGTTCTCTTTTTAATGCATCTTGTTCGCTTCTGGCTTTTATTTCGATACTGACCATTTCGATCATATTTTGTATCTGACCAGCTGGTCCTGACATTCCCATACTATTAGCTTGTCCCAACTTTTGTCGCAATTCGATTTGCTTTTCCAATAGTTGTTCCATATTTAAATTTTCAATATCTAAAAACATAACACACTATAACACACTTCTTTGGTTGAGTCAACAACAAACTCATATTATAATCCGTTGGGGACTATAATATAATGTATAGAAAGTACAACGCCTACTGACGCACCCAATCCTATCATCATTTTAATAAAGTCTTTGGTAATAAGTGGAAATACAGTTTTGAACTTGTGCTTGCCAGTAACAGTTGCCATAGCAAGTTCTCGTCCACATAGTAGTCCTACAAATACCCAAGTTGTTGACATTGGTATATCATTTAGTTCCTTAAAGAAGTACAGTATTACAAAATAAACACAATCAATAATTGTAGCACTACGCACATATCTTGTGTTGTGCTTTTCAATTACAATCTGTTGTATCTTGCCTCCACCTTCTCGAAACATATATCCTAATCCAAATACAAACATTGCACTGATTAGAATCATTAGGTCCCATGGTATTTCTCTTGGTAAGAACACAGCAATGTTTGCCATGTCATGTGATAACCAAGTGAACCATAAGAAGCCTGTTGTAAACCATTGTGCAATACGCCAATAGTTTTTATGTTGTTCTTTAACAGGCTTTGCTTCGTCTAGCAGTTTGCTAACTACTAGCCATATAGCATATGCCGCTACAGCCGCAACTGCATATCCCATCATGCTTTTAACAAGCATTTTTTCCAATACAAATGTACTAGCAAATGCACTCAGCACTAAGAAACTTGTGCTAACTGGTACACCTATTCTTGTTAACAATAACAAGAGTGCAGGTGCCATTGCGTGATACCATTGTATCTCCTGGAATGGTATTTTATTCAAACGTCCGTAACTTATGTCACCTCCATTCATATACCAACCATACCACAAAGTATAAAGGAGAACTGCACTTGCCGCTCCCCACATAACTTTCCAATTAAATTTATCGTTGTTTGATGCAATCCATGTACCTAGTGTTTGTACACTATCGTTTGCTATTACTGAATAACCGGCGAATAAAAATCCGACGAACATCCATAACGTCAATGCGTCCATATAATTTCTCCTATGCTTGATGGCTTTACCCCATCGCTCACATGTTGAGTTGTTGTTGACTCATGGTTATTTAACTGTTTATATTACTACACTATCTAAAAGGTGTCAATTCTTTTGGATCAACATCAATAAATCTAACTATACTATTAATGTCGTTGACTTCTACATCTAGTTTTTTACAACTAAGTCTCATCGAACCTTCATACGTTTTTTGTGTCGGTGATTTTACATTACGTTCAATTGTACGTTTGGCTTTAAGGCACTCGCTTAAACCATCTCTTACTGTGTATTCTTTTAGTTCCAATGGACTACCAAAGAACATTAGTAATACGATTGCTCCTTCTACTACCATGACTAACCTCCAAGACTTTCTGTAACGCTACTAGCTTTGACTTGTGGGGCTTCGTCTGTGTCTAACAAACGAATAATATAGTCATTGCCATCTGCATCCTTACCAACTTCTACAAGTCTCTTTTGACAAGTATATCTGTAAGGTTCATCACCGTCGTGTGTTTTTTGTGCTATTCTTTTTTCTCTCAAACAATCTGCCATTTTGTGGTATCCAACGTGTGAGGCTACTTCACCGTTCACATACAATAACAGTGTGATACATACCATTTCTATCATCTTAATTTCCGTTCTTTAACTCTAGTTGAGAATCTTTAATTTTCTCAATAGCTTCTTCCAACGAGTTTATTCTTTTTTCATAAAACTCCATAGTCAATTTTTGTTGTTGGTCGAAGGGTGCTTGTCCAGTTTCTATCTCGGTAGTGAGTTTTTCAAGTTCGCCGGCAAGATGTTCAATTAGCATGAACTGTTCAGAGTCAGCAGGCAAGGAACCCATTTCACCACGAGGCCATTTGATACGAAACTCTGTATTCTGTTCCAAATCACTTTCCATCATAGTGATACTGGTTTCAATTTGATTTAATCGTTCGATTATTCCGAAGTATGCCCATGTGCCAACCGCCGCGGCGGCTATCATTGATAGTATATTACGCAAGGGCAATGATACTTCAGTATTCTCTGAGATCTTTGCCATCCTTTTACATCTTTCTGCTGTCTGTTCGTAGTATTTATGTTACATTTTAATAAAATGCCTATCCGTCAAAGTTTTGACCGGTGAATCAATTTGACGGACAGAAATCGACGGAATTTTGACGGATTATTCTCTATTTCCAAGCAACATCAGTAGCATTTGGAACAAGTTAATAAAGTTTAAGTACAAGCTAATTGCAAACTTAACTCCGTAACGTTCGTCTCTTGTTTCGATAAAGATCTGCTTTGCAGTCTGTGTATCATATGCAGTTAGTCCGGTAAAGATTAGTACACCAATAATACTAATAGCAAACATCAACGCACTGCTAGCCATAAAGATGTTTACAATACTTGCAACAATGATACCAATTAATCCAATAAACAAAAAACTTCCCCATGAGGTTAAATCTCTATTGGTTGTGTATCCATATAAACTAGCACCTGCAAATGTAGCACTGGTTATAAAGAACACTTGTGTAATACTCATTGCTGTATACACTGCAAAAATGGTACTCAAGCTCACACCCATGAGTGTGACAAAAGCATAATAAAATAGTGTTAGTTTTTTAATATCCCAATTTTGTCCTGTAAAACTATACCAAAAAATCATTCCCAATGGTGCGAACATTGCTACATAAAGCAAACTGCCCATGGAGTATAGTAGTCCACTGCTATAGGTTAACCATGCAACTGCACCACTTAGTGCTAGTCCGCTAGCAGTATGGTTGTACATTGACAACATCAGTTGCCTCAATCCCTGATCAAATTCAGCGTCTTGTCTTGCACCTAGTACAGCTCTTTCAAGTTGATTCATTATAAATCTCCTTCTTTTCTATTTTCACTATAATGCACATCAAACTCTCCTCCTGGATAACGTGCTTTTAGTTTATTTACATTTTCAGCAATAACATCATTTGGGTCAATGCCTAATGCACGACAACTGTTCATCCAGTACCACATGATATCACCCAGTTCACGTTTAGCATGAAACTGTGTATCAGCATCCAATGGCTTGCCTTGGAATATGCACTTCTTTACAATTTCCATAAACTCTCCGCCTTCGGCACTGATGCCTACTGCACCAGTTAATAGCAGTGCCATGTTAACACCACTTTGTTCTAAACTTTGTAGTTGGTTACACAGTTGTTCAGTTTGATTACTCTGATCACTGGTTACGCCTTCCACAAATTCTTTGTACTTGTTTAAGTCTACATTATTCATAATTACCTCTTTCATTTTACTAATAATAAACTAGATTGTATTGTCTGTCAAATCTAATTTTCTAAAAACATTTCTTTTAGAATTTCCATAGTAAGTCCAACTGTCTTTACTACATTCTTTCCTACATGTGGGTGTATCAAAACTTTTTTGAAACTCTGTCATGAATTCGCTTTGTGTAATTTCTTTTGATGTATGCAATTTTAAATTTATACTATCCATCGAAAATCCATTACGACTCGCCCAATCATGCAAATCTTTTCTTCTTTCATATAACCAACAACAAGGCCACATTTCACCTGTAGCACTTATGTAGGCTTTACCTGCTGTTTGTAAACATTTAGGAGACATTCCAGTCAATGCTTTTCCTTTCTTGTTCATTATCAAACCATGTCTGACCGTAGTTACGCAGACTTTTACTAGAATGAAATTCGTCAAACCCAAGCTGTTTACTGAGTGTTTGAGCTTCTTCAACCTGATGTTCGTTGTATGGAAAGATCAACATTTGCCAAATCAATTTAGGTCTTTGTTTTGCATTTACTAGTGTTTCAATGCCTTGCACAATATCTTTCCATCTTGAATTCTTTCTATAAATGTGATTTGTATCTTCTAATCCATCTATACTAAAATTAAAAGAAATATTATCTGTCCAAGGCAACTTGCTGAGTTGTTCCCACCACTTACGCTTTCTAAAACTTCCATTTGTTTCAACTTTAATTCTTTTGTTGAATTTGGTCGCTCTCTCCATTATTTCAATAAAGTCCGGATGATAAATTGGATCTCCATAAGCACCAGCAAATATTAGTTTGTGATAATCATTGGATTCGATTTGATCAAATACAAACTGTTTATCTATGTGACCATAATCCCAAGTTGTATCATTTTCTTTCTTTTTATATGTCCTTGGGCAACCCGGACATTCAATGGTACACTTTGTTGTAAGTTCAATTTGCAGTAACAGTTCATTCATCCGATTCCCAATTCTCAAGTTTAGGAAGCTCCTGTATTTCTTTAAGATATATATCTTGGGGTGAATTCGGACTGCCACATATTTCGTCTATTTTAACATCGCCAAATCCTGGTTTTGTTATAACTGTAATGCCACAATTACGTTCATTTGTTCCATAAGGGTAATCACTAATATCTATACTACCATTATTTTTCTGTCGTAAATCTGCAATAAATTCTCTACAGCCATCTATTACTGCGGTATCATGAAATGCAACAATACCATTGGGATTCATAAAAGGCCATACATTAAAGAAATCATTTTTAATTCCATCATAACTATGACAGCCGTCTATAAATGCAAAATCAATACCAAGTGTGAAACGAGTTTCTAGTTCTTTTCTAAATGTGTCTTGGTCTTTTTGTGTATTGATTCTTACAAGTGCAAAACGTTCTCCTATAACGGATAATTTTTCTTGTACATGTTCTAGTGACCCCATTTGTGCAAATTGACCATGTACACCATGTGTGTCCCACATATCAAATCCTGTGTACCAAGATTCAATACCTGTGTCTTGTGTGTTTTCATTTAATGCACTGTATATTGCACAAGCCATACCGCCTCGAGCAACTCCTATTTCTACTGCTATTCTAGGACGTTGTAATTTAATTAAGCCGTTTATGAATGACCATTCTTGTTTAGTACTCATTTCACTTCAATATCCAAGTGTTTACCAATCTCTGCTTGAGCGTGTAATACTTGTGCATTCCTAGTATAAATTGATAGTGCTTCTAGTCTTGCATAATATGCTTCCAGCATTAGTTTGTCTAGTATTACTTTTTTATTATAGTGTTCTTGTGTACGATTCTTTTTATTATTAAAGGCTTCTAGTTTTTCCTGCGCCATTCTAGCATCAGCATTAAATGGCTGATGCATACTAGTACTTTGTAACATGGGTTGGTTGACTATTTCCGTCATACATAGATATCCATTTTACTGCCTCTGCGCCATTCACCTTCACTTGATCGCATTTGTGTTCTATGTTCATCCACTATCTCTTTAACAGGTTTAACAGCATCTGGTAGTTCGTTACGTCCTACTGGAATTTCTTGGTACACTGTTCTATCCACAGGCGGAACATAATAGTGTTGATAAAAACTAAGTGGACTTATAGCTGTCATATTAACCTCTCATACTTGCCTCTACGATATTACTTATGTTACTAGCAATTTGGGTTTCGAAGTAGGGGTCTTCATCAGCATAACATAATCCTTCACTCAATGCTCTGCTGAAACTGGCTTGCATATTTTTGTTAAGTGATAAACGCAGACATGCTTGTTCTAAACTATATCCACCGCTGAGTCCAACAATTCGCTTTACTTTATTATCTTCAAAGTCATTCAGTTCTAAATATGTATTGGGCGTATCAGGAAGTGTTAATTTTAATATACAAGAACCATTGAATCTATGCAAATGCCATACTAAATCTTTTGCCAATTGATCTTCAATAATTTGTTTATTCATACTGTTAATAGGAATTTCCGGCTCAACTATAGGCATCAAACCTGTTAACGAAATTTCCTCTGCTAGCTTAAATTGCTGTGTTAATACATCTTTAATTGTCTCTGTAGTATACACAATACTACGCATCTTAGTTCCATAACACTTGTTGGCTATTGCATACTCAATCATTTCTTGAACGTCAAATTCTTTGAGCAATCCAGTATCTTCTGTACCGCTGTCTATTTTTAAAATAGCATTAATACTTTTCTTTTTAAGTTCCGGTACTGCGCCTCGCTCTACACTATCTCTGTACAGTATAGCGGCATCAATATTTCTAGAATTAAATGCTTCACTATTGATCATACGCATACGAAACGCATGGATTTTTTCCATTTTATCTTCTTCAGTCCATGGCTGTCCATAAGTGTCTAGTACACCTCCAGCACTGCCTCCACTGTTATCCATTGCGGCTATAAAAGTCATGTTCAATTTACTCCTATTTTTATAAGTTGATGTGATGTGTCTACCAACCGGCATGAAAAACTCCATTCATTATCATACCATGCTAACACACGAACACAGGTTTTGTCAACCACTCTTGTTTGTTCGCTAGCAAAGATACAACTTTGTTTAGTGTGATTAAAATCTACACTTACTAATCTCTCCTGAGAGTATTTTATAATACCTTCCATCTCGTGTCTTGAAGAATTCCATATACTAAGGTTTACCATACTTTCATCTACTTCACGTTCTACATTTAATGTAAGGTCAACTGCACTTACATTGGGTGTTGGTACTCTGATTGCACTGCCTCGTATTTTTCCTTGCATCTCAGGTATTACTAATCCAAGTGCATCTGCGGCTCCTGTGCTAGTGGGTATCATACTCATAGCCCCTGCTCTAGCTCTATACAAGTCTTTGTGCCGTCTATCAACTGTTCCTTGGTCACCAGTATAACTGTGTATTGTAGTCATTTGTCCGTTGATAATTTTAAGTTTATCATTTAATACTTTGACCAATGGTGCTAAACAATTTGTTGTACAACTGGCGTTACTAATAATACTATCGCTAGGCAAGATGTCTTGGTGATTAACTCCATATACAACTGTTCTATCTACATTTTTTGCAGGAGCACTTATAACAACTTTTTTTGCTCCATTTTCAATATGCTTGTATGCTTTTTTACCGTCATTGAATGCACCAGTACATTCTAATACAACGTCACAACCAGTCCAATCAAGTTGATCTATATCTCTAGTGTGACTCCAATCGCAGTCTAAATCACCTTTCCAGCGACCATGTACACTATCATACTTTAGCAAGTGCATGTTTGTGTCCACATCACCACTTGCATTTATTTTAACTATTTCTATATCAGGTCTGTCTTCAATTATATGTCTTGTAACACATCTTCCTATTCTACCAAAACCGTTAATCCCTACCTTCATCTCTAATTCTCTTTTTCTCTAAGCTGAGTTTTTCTTTAGCACTCATTGCATATGCGGCTCCTGCCAAGAGAACAATAGCACCTGCTTCCGCTAAGAGTGTTAGTGGTTCTCCGTCTTTACTGTGTAGAATAATCAATCTACATAACGCTGTCATTGCAATAATGATTGGCAGTGTAACTGGTATTCTGTTGCTGATATAGTAGGCACCCACCATGCCTACAATTTCTGTGTAAATGAATAACAAAAATAAGTCTGCTAGTTCAATGTTTCGTAGTAACCACATATCCCATACTTCACAAGCGGCGGCTAGCACAGTTAGCCCGCCAATGCCGCCTAGCATTAGTTTTTCGGTAATTGTTGTGGTCCAGTGTAATCTTTCGTTTAACTTATCTTTCATCTTGTTCTTTCAAATAAGGTATATAGTTTTTTGCAATTTTGTAATGAAAATCATAATTATAATGCTCTTCATCAATTTTATATTCTTGTATAGTATTTGAGAACCATTGCTCTACATGCATTTTATTATCACTTTTGTAATTTGTCAATGGACCAAAGTAATCAAAATTTTCTGGTATAAAAACTCTATCATTCATACTAAACAAATACCAGGGTATGTTTCGTTGTTGACATAATCTATCTATTATAAAAAGATCACTGCACACTTGTCTATATTTTAAATGTGTTAGTTGATTATGCCATAAGTTTGTGTAATAGAAATTTTCATTTTCTTCCGGGCCTCCCATTGTCCTACCTTTAAAAGGTTCATAGTGTTCTGTTTTAACATGCATATTGTATTCTGTATATAATGCATCAGTTTCAATGATAGTATCGTCCGTCCACCTATCAGTTAAACTATACCTATTAGGACCAATGGCAAAATGATTTGTTTGTAAACCATTAATAAACCAATCTTCAGAAACATTTGTGGCTAGCAAGTATCTGGTCCAATATGTAAATTGAATAAAAACTTCGTCAACATCATCATAATAATCTAACAGTGTTTTTATAAAGGTAACATATTTTTGATTACTGCAACCAGGCATTGCGTATATTGCTACCGGTTTTTGATTTAGTTCGCTGTATATTTCAGCATAGTTGTTGGATTGCCAAAACTGTTTGTTGTCATAACCACATGTATGACTATCTCCAACAAAAATACTTCTCATTCGTAAGTTTCGCCTGTACTTCGAAAGAAGTTTTCGCTCCAAAATGCTTTGTCATCAATCCAAACATCGTAATGTTCTTTTTTACCAACACTAAGTTCATGATGCTTTGCACCCCAACTGTCTAGTTGACTTTTAGTAAGGTCATAGTAGTCTACCATACTTACTGCGCCTCTGGCTGTCATATACTTGATTGTATGCCCTGCATCATATAGTGCATTTACTTTGGCAATACGATCCATCATAGGTTCATGTAGTGCATAATTTTTCTTACCATCTGGTTCGAATACCTCGTTACAAATGGTTCCGTCAATGTCTATAATATATCTCATTTGAATAAACTGCTTACACTTTCTTCGTTTGTGATTCTTCGCATAGCTTCTCCGAAAAGCTCTGCAACTGTTACTTGTCTAATTTTTTTACTTGTATTCTGCATAGGAATACTATCACTAATTACTAACTCTTCTAGCACACTATTGTCAACCTTTTTAGTTGCACCATTACTAAGTACGCCATGTGTAATGTATGCTCTAACACTAAGAGCACCTGCATCCATAATTGCTTTAGCGGCATTACACAATGTACCGCCACTGTCTACAATATCGTCTACTAGTATTGCATGTTTATCTTTAACTTCGCCAATTAGGTTCATAACTTCTGCTACACCTGCTTTGGGTCTACGTTTATCAACAATAGCAACATCACCATAAAACATTTCTGCAAACTTTCTTGCACGAACAACACCGCCAGCATCTGGGCTAACAAACACTGTGCCTTCTGTACAGTTTACGTTTCGTTTGATATCTTTGGCAAAGACCACCCTGCTGGTAAGATCATCCACAGGAATATCAAAGAAACCTTGTATCTGACCAGCATGAAGATCCATAGTCAAAACTCTATCTGCACCTGCTTTGGTAAGCAAATCTGCAACTAGTTTTGCAGTAATAGGAGTACGACTTGCACTTTTCCTATCCTGTCTTGCATATCCATAGTATGGCATAACTGCTGATATACGTTGGGCACTGCTACGTTTTGCAGTATCTATCATAACCAGCAACTCCATTAAACTTTCGTTTACAGGCATGCATGTACTATTCACTAAAAAAACATCCTTGCCCCGGATGTTCTCTTTTATTTCTACTAATATTTCACCGTCACTAAATCGTGTGACATCTGTGGGAACTAATTCTGTAAAGCAGTGTTCGGCAACCTTTTGAGCAAACGTAGGGTTGCTACCGCCACTAATGATTTTCATCATAAGACCTCTCTTTTAGACGTTAAAACTTTCGCCACAGCCACATGAGGCTGTCGCGTTTGGATTTTTGACAACTAGATAGTTGCCGCCAAGTTCTCTTATATAATCAACTGTACAACCGAAAACAAACATTTCGCTCATTGGGTCAAGTTCTAGAATATCGTCTATTACTTTTCCTTCTGGCTCATCTGTAAAGTCCCAATCATACTTAAATCCACTACAACCACCACCTTGTACTGCTAATCTTACATATTGCTTTTTGTGTTGTAGTAACATTTCTTGCAAGTAACTTTTAGCTGATTCGGTAACTGTTAATGGTATCTGCATTTTACTTCTCTATTGGTTCTGGTACAATACCACGCTCTGTTAGCATTGCTCTGTTATTTAAGTGTGCTTGTGCAATATCATCTTTTGACTGTCCATGATATGCTGTTGCATGTCCTTCACTAATCATTTGTTCATTAATATTTGTACCGTCTACTAGTACTGTTCCTAGTATGCGTCCGAACTTGCCTTTTTCATTATCAACTACAGTTTGCACAATAATCTCTTCACCTTTAATGTGTTTATATAGCCAATCTTTTGCAAGCAAGCCATATGCTTTTTCTTCTAAATCTCTTGTACGGCTCTCTGGTGTATCTATTCCTAGCATACGCACTCTGCCTTCCAGCAGTACATCGAATCCTAAGTCCAGTATACAGTCAAATGTGTCTCCGTCAACCACTTTTGTTATTTGTTTAACCCGAAAGTTATATAGTTCTACTTCACTCATTGCTCACTCCTCTTACAGAGTATTTATGAGTAACTCCTCTACTTTTCGGTATCCAGCTAACAAGTCTCCCGTGTCGTTTCGAAATAGATCTTTGTCAAAACTTTCATTTTGTTTATTCCACAAACGCATTGTGTCAGGACAAATCTCATCTGCAAGTAACAGTCTTCCTTCCTTGTCTAATCCGTATTCTAATTTAAAATCTACCAGTTGTAGTTCTACCCTACGAAACAACTGTGTTAGTATATTATTAATTTTCAAAGTGGTGTTTCGAATCTCAGACAATGTTACAGTATCTGTAATACCCAATGCTACAATAGCATCATCACATATAGGCGGATCAGCTAGTGCATCATCTTTTACACACCATTCAACAATTACATTTTTTAGACTAGTGCCAACTTCTACACCATACCTTTTACAAAATGTTCCTGCCGCTCTATTGCGTACAACAACTTCAATTGGAATGATATCCAACTTATGACAACGGTGTTCTCTTTTTCCATTTAATTCAATAAAATGTGTTTCAATTCCGTGTGTATGTAAATGACCTAATAATTTTGCACTAATACTTGCATTCAATACACCTTTACCTTGAAACACTGCTTCTTTAGCTCTGTTGCCTGCTGTAGCATCATCTTTAAAATACATCATTACAGTATCTTGTGTATGCTTAAATACCTTTTTGGCTTTACCTTCGTAGAGTAATAAGTTATTCATATGCTTTCCCTAATTTGTTCAATAGTCTTAATAGGATCGTCACTTTCTGTAATAGTTCTACCAATAACTAGATAGTCGGCACCCATACTAATTGCTTGTTTAGGTGACACCGTTCTTATCTGTCCTTTGTTTGTTCCTATCCCAGGACAAACTTTTATCATATTTTGTGTGTAAGGCTTTACCACTGCCAAGTCTGCAGGGCTACATATCATACCACTAAAGCCGTACTTTTGTACTCGTTCAATGTTGTCTCTCCACATTGCGTCTGCACCCTTGGGCAAATAGTGCAATATGTTTAACAAGTCACTGCCACTCCAACTGGTGAGGTATGTAACGCCTAGTAGTTTAATTTGATTTGAGAATTGTTCAAGTTCTTCAAATACTGCTTCATTATTGTGTGTGCATATAGTTGTCATTGTAGCGCCTTTGTCTACAATTTTCTGTACAACTTGCTTTACAGTATTTGGTGTGTCCCACAGTTTACAGTCAACAAATAGTTCTTTGCCTTCTGTGTAATCTTTAATGTAAACACTTTGACTCCACAGTGTGTGATTAGTTTTAAATCCGTCTACGTGGTGTCTTAATTTTGCCGCCATTTCCAATGCATCCAGTGGATTAGTATAATCTAATGCGACAATGATTTTCATTCTTCCGGTCCTGGTTCTCTACTTACTAGTTCTGCTTTACCTTCTTTGCCGTTCCAGTCATCTGCATTTGGCAAGGGATCTATTTGTTCTGTTATGTTAGGCCATATCTCTGACATCTCTGTATTAAACTGTAACCACTTTGCGAGATCAGGTGTCATATCAGTATCCGGTACAATAGCATCTGCAGGACATTCTGGTTCACAAACACCACAGTCTATACATTCGTCTGGGTGTATAACAATCGTATTCTCGCCAATGTAGAAGCAATCCACAGGACATACTTCTACACAATCTGTAAACCTACAATTTACACATTTTTCATTTACTATATACGTCACTGAGCATCAATAATTTCTATAATAAGTTCTTCTTTTTTCTTTCTTCTATCTAGCTCTAACCCAAATTCACTTTTTGCTAATTCCTCTAACTGTACTTTAGTTTTTTTAGACAAGGTATTTTTTGTGTATGTTTTATGCTCACTTGAGTTTTGTATACTGCCTGTAATAACTAGTTCTTTTGTAGGAGTAGCATCAGTAAACCTAATGTCATTTGGCACATGCCATTCATCATCTGGTTTAATACCAAATATTTGTTTAATCCATTTCATTCCCATATTCCTAATATCATCTTAGTTTCTTCGCTCATCATGTCAGGACCAAATGGCGGAGTAAAAGTTGTTATAATATCTACTGCACTAACTCCGTCTACTCTAATTGTGGCTCCTTCAATGTCTGCAATTATTTGATCTGCAAATGGACAGAAAGCACTGGTTAATGTATGTGTGACGGATACTTTAGGCAAGTGTTCTAAGTCAATATCATAAATTAATCCCAAGTCATAAACATTTATGTCAATCTCAGGATCATATACAGTTCTTAGGTTCTCGACTATTTCTCCGCCAATTGCTTCTTTATCCATTGGTGTTTGCCATTAGTTTAAGTGTTAACATATCTTCTTTTTTACGAAACCAAACTTCGTATCCGTGTTGCGACTTTCGAAACCCTCCATACTTTGTACCAAACATGTTTTCTAATAGACTATGAAAACCTTTTGATCCTTTGGAGCTTCTGTTAAAGATAGAACAATAGTATCTATCTTCCATTTGCCAATTTGCACACCATTCTAAATCTTGCATCTTAACCTTCATATATTGCTGAGTTAGCACCATGTTCTGCACATTCACAACTTACAACCCAGCAACGTCCATCACTCATCTCATTAACAATTTCTTGTGCTTTGTTGTATGCATGTTCTGCAAACTTTTCTACACCAACACCATCTAAGATGTTTAGCTCTGCAAGTCCTGCATCTTCTAAGGCACGAAAGTTATCCAATGCCCAATCTTTACTGTCCAGTACAACTTTATGATCAAAGTTATCTTCTAACCACTTCTTGAGTGGTTTCAATCCGCCAAAGTCAACAACCCAATTTTTGTTGTCTAATTCGTTACAACTGAATGTAAATTTAAATTGCAAACTGTAACCGTGTAAGAAACGACAGTGTGAATGATCTGCATGTGGTTGTCTAAAACAAGCACTCAACCCAATGTTATGCCCGTATGTTTTTGTACTAAAATATTTTCCCATATTGTTCTCCTATGTAATATGAGCGGCAGAATTAGAAGGGTTGACGCTAAGTCCTTGTGTATTATTTATATTAGCATATAATTTAGAATATGCAACCTGAATTGCTTTGGCTTGATAGTAACTATCTTTTAATGCATTGTGCAAATCTGTTTGCATATCTTTCCTCGGGTCTCTAGGAAGTAAACTGATGAGTGTTCTACCATCTCTAACTTGCCAAAAGTTCCAAGGGATTGGTAAGGACATTTGACGATACAGTGTTTCCACTATTGTAACATCAAAACCATATCCATGACCCCAAAGTACATCAACACCTACCATCCATTTGGTCATATGGTTTAGAAAGTGTACCAGCCCGACTCTGTCATCTTCTCCAAAGGCTTCTTCCATTATTGCGGGGTCTTGTTTAGTCCACCAATCTATAGTTCCTTGGTCTTGTGATCTACCAAGACGATCTTGTTCATCTACATCCAATCGATAATAGAAATCACTATGTGGCTCACTGTTGTTATCTGGATTAAACTTTACGCCACCTATAGTTAATATAGTTGCGTATGGATCAGTTGCCAGTGTTTCTAAATCTATCATTGCATGAATAGCCATATGTTATCGCCTCATACTTGCAATATCTTTTGCATCTTCTTTCTTGTCTGCAAATATGGGTACCATATTGCTCTTGTGCATTGTAGCAATACCTAGTAGCTGACGTTCGCCACTGTATGTCATACTTTCTTTTGCAGGTCCATGTCCACAAATGTTGTCACTAGTAGGCAAGCCTCTAGCACCTTCTCTATAATCTGGAATTGAATTGACCGATTTACCAGCATGTTTCTTTGCCGCAAGTTGATCAGGGTGAACACCTTTCTTACGCAACCATTTTTCATGCTCTGCATTTGCTTTTGCTTGCTTTGCGTTGGGCTTTTTCTTTTTACGATTGTACTGAGTAGTGGTCATATACGGACCAACCAAGTGCATACTCATACTTAACTCCTCGAATATTTTACAGACTCTTTAGGGCCTGTAGTTGTGAATTCCATACCATGCATATTGCCAACATAAACTCTGCCATTCCATTTCATAGGAATCTTTTGTTTTGCTACAAATGCATCCAAGTGTTTCTCAAATCTAAAGTTGTCTATTTCGGCAAGAACTTCTGTGCCTGTATTTGTGCTGGTAACGACAGCTTCTTCAGCATACACTACTTTGTTGTTCATTGTCAACTCCAATTAGTTTAATAATTGATATCTTATACGAAATCTAACTTGTTGTCCTCTCCATGCATTAGCACCTTGTGCTTTGTTTACTCGCATAGTTAGGATAGTTCCGTTTACATTATAACTTATATCGTATTCATTTACAACTGTTCTTGTTGAGCTTCTATATTCTGTATGACACTGTGTAGCATTTTGGTACCCAACAATATTTCGAGTTTGTTGTCCAGTTTGAGAACCTTTAACAGCACCAATAGCGGCACCAATACCAGTCATTGCTTGTTTGCCACTGCCACTACCAAATTGGTTGCCAATTACACCGCCAATGATAGCACCAAGTACTGCATTACCATTATTGTTGCTTTGCCCACTATTGCCATAAATTGGAACTTGAACTTGTTTACATACATCTTTTGGTATTTGAGATGTCACTTGTGTATGCACTGGCTTTACTTGTGTTATAGTACCAAATACTATTTCACTGGTTGCATGTGCAGGCGCACACATTGCGGTTGTTAAAATTCCTATTAATACAAATAACTTTTTCATAAGTCTTGACTCCGTTCAGGGATTTCTTCATACATATGGACATTACCCTTGTTAATCCATACCTCAAAAAACTCTCTCGGCTTTAGAGCTTTATCATTATAGTGAAATCGTTCGTCTCTGTTTTCCCAGTAAGCATGCCAAAACTCTGTAGTTTTTTTAGCTTTCTCAAAAGACATAACATTCAACTCCTTGATTTACTATTAGTATAGCACTATTTACTATGATGTCAACCTAATATATTGGTGGCAGACACCACATAATTTAGTGCTATAACCCAAATAACAAGTTCTACAATAAACATTAATCTGATCTTTCTCCAACACCATAATCTATTGTTACAGGAAATCTAGGGATACCATCATTGCTCAATTCAAAGTATCTGCAAGTTGCCCAGTCTATATTTGGGTTTTCCAACAGTGTCTTTAACTGTGCTTGCGAACCTCTTAGTCCACTACTAAATGTTGTACCATCTTTCATTTTAAGAGTAAGTCTTTTAGCATATCCTGTCCAGGCACCTTGCCCTTCATGTACTTCAACTACTTCGTACTCTTCAGTAACAAACTCTTTTCTTTTAAGTAGACTCTTGCTACGTTTACACTGGTAAGGAGCATCCTGTCGTACCATCTGTCCTTCGTAACCAGCTTCTGTATACTCGCCATACAGCCTATCAATATCTGCACTGTTGTTTGCAACGTCTGTGTGTACAAGCACAATCATATTGCCCGACACATTATTAGCTAACCATACCGAACGATCCATAAACAGTTTATCAGGATCATTTTTATCATACATATCGTAGATATGATATTCAACTAGTTCTGCACTTTCTGCAATCTCTTCTGGTCTGCACTTTACTTTACGAACCAAGCTAACAATCTTTTGGAAGTCTGCTTTAAGTTCATGATTGTAAAGTTCACCGTCTAATACAATATTTGGGTTAGCTTCAATGATATGCTTTACACTTTCCCAAATATGCGGGCAACTGTTAATGGGCTTACCGCCTCTGGTGTGCATACCATGCTTGTCAATTACACAACGGATACCATCTAACTTTGGTTGTGTAAATCCATCTTCAACTGGAGTTTTTGTAAAGTCGTGTGCTAACATAGGCTTGAACAGTTCGTAACTATCAATATCATCTATGTTTGCAAAATATTCTTTGTCAGCTTTTTTAGTCCATTCAGCTTGTGCCTCGAACTCAGCTTGACCTTTAGCAGTAGTAGCATTGCTTCTACCCACGTTCTTTGCTATGCTCATATTCCAAACACTGGTGATCTTCTCACCATCAACTAGACCACTAATGCTACGGATACCAGCAGTATCCTCATTGTCAAATCCAACTTCAACAGTCCATATTCTAACTTTACCTTTTGAATCTCTTTTGTAAAGTGGATCTAAACTAACTACATTTTGCATACATCACTCCTTAATTGTTATATACAGTATAGCACCAAGATGTCTTGTTGTCAACCTTTTATGCATATTCATTATAAACATGTTGCCACATTTGACTAATGTTTAGAATTTCACTGTCTACTTTAAGTGCAAAATTTGAAATACGATTAGCAGTTTTGTCTATTTCACCTTTGTAGAAACAATCTTGCAACATGTTAACTGCATGATTTTTAACTTGGGCATACCTTAAATTTTGAATCTTTGTAGCACGCCATTTGCTTCCTGCATATTCTCCAGTTTGTGCTCGGAACCGAGGATGCCGACTAATACAAGTATACCCTTCGTCTTCTAACAGTTTAGCATAAATTTCTGCTTGTTCTTTTGATTCGTCTATGCTTACATCTCCTAGTTCAACGTAGTCCACGTCCCAATCTTTTCGATTTGTACACATAGCTACACGAAACAAAGTACCACTTGCACTACCTTGTGAAGTGTCTTTACCTGATAGTGCATCTTTAGCTTTACTGTACAAGTTAGTTACATTAACATTTTTACGCCAATCTGTTTGGATAGTGGTCCAAATATGGAAAATGTTTTCTGCATCATTCTTAAAAACTGCTAGCGTATACATATTCATTACCTTGTTTTGCTTAACTTATACATACACTATAACATCAAGACGTCTTACTGTCAAGCTCTTTTTGCTAATAAAAAGTTTATTTTTGCATTACGGATTTGTCTGATGGCACGTTTAAAGCACCAGAGCGTGTAATTGTTCATAACACTTCTCCCTTTCGGTTAAAGTGCGTTCCTTCGCTAGTGCTACTTCCGTCCCTTACGGGATGAACGATTTACTTAAAAATATTTATAACTGATGGACAAGGTAAACTAGCAACCAAATTAACAAACCTAGTGCAACACCCTTAGCCCAAGCAATCCAAGCTACGCCATACCAACTAATGTTTAACGCATTCTTGCCTCGTACAGTTTGTTTTTTGTGCCATGCAATGATTCTATTCATCACCATCTCCATGCAAATCTGGATCTCTCCCAAACCTGGGTCTGATCTTAGAACTTACTTGCTGTACCTCTATGTGATAATTTCCCATATTATTTTGACTTTTTAATACGTCAATGGCAAGCCAGCAGTCTTCTATACTTGGAAGACCGGCATGTACGTCATGGCCCTTGTCGTCTACAACAAAATAGGTATAAACTTTACCTGGCCATGGTTTATGCTTGTCGATTGTGGTTCTCATATGTGTCCTATCCAGTGTGTTACATCATCGCAGGGATCATCATATTGCCAAGAACTCCAATCATCACTGGTATCTTCCATGGTAGTATATTTATCGGTAAATATAGTTATAATTTATACATATTTTATAGAATGTCAAACTCAGAAGGAGAAAGTCATGGCTGACAAACAAGACAATACAGGAAAAATGGAAGTTGCAGTAAGAATACTAGGCAACGAATTAGTCGCACTAAAAATGGTCGTAGACGACTTTAAAATAAAATGGCTCATTTACGGAGTGATAACTATAGTAGCACTAGGTTGGGCCGCTAGTAGTTTTGGTCCAGCACTATTTGATATGATTGGAAGCAATAATGGGTAAGAAGAAATCAAGAACAAGTCAAACAAGTAAAGGCGAAGTTGGATCACCAATGAAGACCAGACTAAGACATAACGAAGAAGGTTATGCTTCACAACGCATGATGAATCAGTTGAAAGCATTCAACAGTGGAAAACGTGTCATGGTAACTATTAAAAATCCTGACGGAGCCGAAACTAATAAACAGTATATTCGTGTTCCGGCAAAAGATGTATGGAAAAGTAGTAAAAGGTGACCACTAGTTTTTTATTATTCATGCTGTTAGTAAAACATGCAATAGCTGACTTAGCATTACAAAGTAGATTTAATCATTCTAAATATGGGGATAAGAAAAATTTAACAGATAAAAAACTATGGTTGCACAGTTTAGATCATGCAGGTCTAACTGCACTTGTTAGTTTATTTTTTGTTGGTTTGTTTCCTGCACTTTTACTAGGATTAGTAGATTTTGTATTACATTCGATAATTGATTATACCAAACGTGTATATACATTAAAGAAAAAAATTGGATATGATAGCAAACGTTTTTGGCAAATACAAAGTGTTGACCAAATAGCACACTATAGTTGCTATTTTATCTACGCATTAGTTTTGCTTTAAGTGTCTCCATTTCACTCATAGTATTATTTTTAACTGGTTTGGGTTGAGAACCTCTGCCGCCTGGCTGGGGTCTACTAGCTATTGTTTTTTGAACTAAAAATATACGTTCTTTAATATTGTTTACTTTTGATTCTATATCAGTTAAATTAGGAAATGCTTTAGCAAGACTATTAATCATTATTTCTAAATTCTGGTCCATATCCATATTTATAGCGCCTTATGCCCAATGCTTTTGTAGATCTA